GTAATAATTGCACAGACCCCTCACTTCGCTGTTTACAGCCGTGAGAATTTCAAGGTCGCTCAACTTTAGTAATTTTGTTCTGCATACAGGCTCTAACTTTCCATTCTCTTGTTTAACTATGCTATTCGAGAATAGGAACTTTTCGATTTTATCCTGTAGCGGTACTGTCAATTCCACTTTGTTGTTGAGTGTACGCTGTTTGTAGCCCTGACCGTTTGGTTTGACGGCAGAATTTCTTCTAACTGCAATGTCATATCCTAAAAATCTTGCCGACTGACTACTATGCGTAATCAGCGTTTTTTCTTCGGATAGCTCCATCTTTAGTGTTTCACCAACAAACGCTGTGAGTTTGCTTTTCAGTTCTTCACAGTCCTCACGACTGCCATTTACACCAATCAGAAAATCGTCCGCATACCTTACATAGACTAATTTTTTGTCGGTTTGCAGTTTGGCAGGGGTTGAAAACATAGCTTGTTGTGCGGCTTTCAACTTTTTAAGCAAAGACGGTTTTTCTTCTGCGCTTGCTGTTGATAACGCTTTTCGGAGTTTCCTCACTTGCCATTGTGCTTTTCCATATTCAGGCGTATATTTGCTCTCAGATGCTACATCAAATTCTTTTTTCAAGATTTGGATATACTGGTCTAACTCGTGAAGGTAAATGTTAGCCAGTACAGGCGATATAATTCCACCTTGCGGCGTTCCGCTATAAGTGTTGCTATACTGCCAATTTTCCAAATATCCCGCTTTGAGAAATTTGTACAGGAGTTGAATAAAGCGAGCATCTTTGATTTTTCGGTTCACTATGTTGACAAGAACACCATGATTGATATTATCAAAGCATCCTTTAATGTCGCCTTCGATAAACCATTTCACGCCTGTGAAACTCTTTTTGATTTCGGCAAGTGCGGTATGACAGCTTTTTTGGGGTCTGAATCCATGAGAACTCTGGACGAAAACAGGTTCATAAATCGCTTCTAATATCATTCGCATAACTTCCTGCACCAACTTGTCTGTGAAAGTTGGAATCCCAAGAGGACGCATTTTGCCGTTCTGCTTTTTGATATAAATTCTGCGACTCGGTGATGGTTCAAAAGTGCCGTTTTGAAGTTTTTCAATAATACCAAGCACTTTCTTTTCACTAAAACCGTCCGCCGTGTCCTCGTTAATCCCTTTTGTTGCCGCTCCGCTGTTCGCATACAAGTTTTTGTACGCAGCAAAATACAGGTCAGGTCTGAGCATATAACGATACACTCGGGTAAAGACTTCATTCTTGTTGCTTGCTGAGTTTCGGTTCATCTTGCCTAAAATCTCTATTGTTGGTTGCATTTGAGGTTTTCCTCCCTAATCAATTTTGATTTTAGTACACATCAACTGCGTCCCTTTGCCATTATGACGGCATTACCGTCCTTGACTACTACGGACGCTCCGTACCCGTGCGAAATATTCAAGCCCTGCGGCTATAGCCTTGCGGCGTTTCCGTTTAGGGTATCCCCAGTTAGCATTGTTAATAGGTGTACGGATTGTCGGAGCCGTTTTTGTTTCGTTAATGCTGGTTCTCCAGCCTGCCCCACAAATATCTTGATAACCCATTGTGCATCGCTAAAACACAATGTTATTTGTGGTATGGGTATCAGGTAAATTTCCCATATTTCAAAGAAAGAAATGCTTGAAACTCACGTTCGGCAAATATAGCCTATTCCTTATATCCGCTTGTCATTGCGGTTCAGTCGTGTCATATTACCTTAGACAACTTACCGCTTTCCCACCGTGCTATGTTCCCGTGTCAGCTTTTGCCTTTCGGTTAGGTGGGTTGACTACCGTGTTATCATACGGTGTAGTACCTTAAACTACTTTTTAACAATGCCCTATCTGGGCGCACAGCAATCTCTTTGGTCGCGCGGGTGGTCAGGAGCATTTCATACTCCCGATTGCCGATTCGGATCATCGCGCCTCTGTCGTTTTCCATCTGTTAACCCTCCGCCGCAAACGTCGGCTCGTAGACTTGCGTGTACCAGCCCGAGATCGTCCCCACCGGTACGCTCGTATCATCCTCGTTGACTTCCGCTTTCCACGGATGCTTGCCCTGACCGTCCAGTTTGTTGCGCCGAATGATCGTTCCCTCGATCGACGGGGTCGAAAACGTAATGTTGTCACCCTTCGTCTGCAGGTTCGTCGCAGGAATGCCGAACACAACGCGGTAGAGCCAAAAATAGCGATATTTGCCGTTGCTTTTCTTTGCGCGGAACCCGATCGCGACCGGCTGCCCGCCGTTCTCGCTCTGGGAAACCAGCACCTTGTTGTCGTCAATCTGCGACCCGGTAAGATCGCTTGCCACCGCCGCGCCGATGTTGTCGATACCCAGCGTGAGCGTGCCGCTCTTGAACTCCTTGACCACCTCCGCCGCGCCATCGTCGGCGTAGAGCGTCGCTTCGTTGATATCGATCTTTAACTCCGCGGACATCGCCTTGGCGAGCGAAACGGGCGCGGCATATGTCTCGTCGCCGTTCGTGCCCTCGGTGATCTTCGCGTAATACAATTTATCCAGTCCTATGGTTGCCATCTACTCTTCCTCCATATACTCCTTCGCCACGTCGATGGCAAAGTGGTGATAGCCCGTGTCCTCTTCCAGCCCGATATATCTGCGTTCCGATACCAGAAATCCCGCCGAGAGCAGCAGTCGAACGAGCTGCCGTTTCTTCGCACCATAGTTACCCTTCGAAAAGAGCGACAGTCGCGTCTCCTCAATGTTCATGCCCGGTATATTGTCCGAAAACAACTCGAAATGCTCCGAGATTGGCGTAATCACAATGTACTCGTCCGGCGCAGTGGTAGAGAAAACGCCGGTCTCTACAGGAAGCCCGGCGCTCTCGACGATCGTATTTAGTTCTTCCAGCATACTCACGGGAGATCCAGTTCCTCCTTCAGCGCTGTCTGCATCGCCTCAATGCACGGCTTCCGGCCCGAAGATTTCGTCTGCTTCAGAAACGGCTGCGGTGGCTGCCCATGCTTTCCATATTCCAATACGTTGGCGAGCATGGCGTTGCTCACGTTGCCGCGCCCTTCCGAAAAGCCGACCTTCACATCCAGATTTCCGTCACGATCCAGCTTCGCGGGTGATACGCCAAGCGACGCGGCAAGCTTACCGGTCGAGCGCGATTTCATCTTCGTCTCCCGCCCGATTATCACTTGCAGGTTCGATTTCATCTTCTCCATGACGACCTTGCCGCCGGCCGCAAGCGCCTTGGGAATCGCCGCATCGAGCGCGTTGCCCATGCCGGCGATCTGGTCTATGAAGCCACTTGGCATTTCGATTTTCACCTTAGCCATCCGGCGTCACCCTCCTTGCCAGCGCTTCGATGTACATGCCTCGACCTTTCACATCCTCGACGGATGTGATTTCGAAGTGATCATCGCCGCATTGGATCACATTCGCAGTGGTTACGGTCAGCCCCGGAATCACTCTGAATCGGAACAAGTCCGTCGCTTCCGAAAAAGTGGCACGGTTGACCCATTTCTGAGAACCGTGCCGCCCTTCCCGATATGCGAACACCGATGCTATGACTTCATCGGTCTTCGTCGCGAATCCTTCCACGTCCTTCATTACGACTTCCCGCGTGATGGAGATCAACGTGTTCATCCTGCCAAAGCTCATATGCCCACTTTCCAATCACGGTCAAGGCGAAGCAGCGTGTTCACGACATCCCATGTCTGCTGCCCCGCCTGAACGTTATCCGCAAAGAACCCGCCCGTACTGCCGTCCCGGCTCTCGTAAAAGTGGGAGGCGAGCATAATCACCGCAGCCTCGGTCGTTGGCGGCATGGCCGCCACTTCGTAGGTTCCGACTGTCAGGTGCTGGTAACTTTCGGCGTAGGATATTGCTGCGTCAATTAACCGTTGCAGCAATTCGTCATCCGCGTCGTGGGTCAGGATCAGATTCGCCTTGACCTTACTCAGCAGCGTTGCCATCTCACGCCGCACCCGGCGTGTCTTCAGCCATGCTGCCGGCGGTTTTCAGTTTCAGCAGCAGCGCGTTAAAATCATTTACCAGCGACGCGACATCCGTTGCGGTACTCGCGCGCTGATTTTCCGCTTGGTATATCACGCCCGTTGTGTCGACGGTTGCGAATTCTAGCGGCAACCCTATGACCATGGCGCTGTTTTCGATTACCAGCGCACCCCCGATCACCATTGTGTCGCCGCCATCGGTCATGTAGTTCTTACAGTTGTGCGGTCCCTCGACCGCCGGTTCTTCAACAATCTGCATCCTTGATTCCTCCTTACGCCTTCTGCTGCAGGACCTTGATGGCTTCCGGCAGGATGAGTTTGCCGTCGAGCCGCTGCGAAGCGAGGAAGCCGACCTGTCCGGTTGTCGCGTACAGTTCGTTCAGACGCTTGAACGTGCGGCCCTGACGATCAGCAATCCAGTAATAGGAGAAGTCGCCGAACGCGATAGACTTGCTCCCCGCCGCGACGGGCGGCATAAACTCGCTGGTTACGATTCGATGACCAAGAATGGTATCCGGCGCGTTTTCCGTGATGCCCGGACGCCATAGATACTGGCCGTCGCCATCTTTGAGCTTGCGCAGAAGCTTGACGGTCGTGTCATTGAGCACGAACACCGCACCCTTGCGATACGGTGCGCGAAGCGAGTACACGAGGTCGATCAGTTCATCGCCCGTGATCGCGGATGCACCCGCCGTGGTGACGCCGATCTCCGCACCTCCGGTGGCGTTGAGAATACCGATGGGCTTACTGACACCGTTGCCGTTGAGGAACGCATCCTCTTCCTTGTCGCCGATGCGCTTGCCGAACTGCTCCGAAACATATCCTTCGATGTCGAAGATACTGTCCGAGAGCAGTTCTTCCGACACCTTGATCATGGTCGCGAGCTTATACGCGCCGAGGACTACCTGCGAGAAGGAATCATCCGAGAGCGGATAGGTGCCTTCTTCATCGACCCAGTCGGCGGTACCCTTCGACGCGACTACGGGAATCTTTCGATCGCCGTAGCTGGTTTGAATCACATGGCAGAGCGGACGCAGCACGTTCGCTTCCGTCAGTTTCTGCACCAGGGTACGTTCAAACTCGTCGGGAACGAGATAGCCACCCTCGCTGTCGGTACCTTCCTGGAGCGCGTTCAGGATCTCTGTCCGGGGATTTTTGGAACGGATCGCGTTCCAGAATGCCTTCTTATACTCGGCGGTCGCGCGGCCCGTCTCTTGCTCCGTATTGGTTTGCGCGGGCTTGCTGGTCAGCGGATCGGTGGTGGGCTTGTTCAGCTCGGCGTCCAGCGCCGCCTGACGTTCAAGCCGCTCCACCTCTTTACCGAGCGCGACTACTTCGGCCTCCATCTTTTCATATGCGCCAGCGTCCTCGGCGGAGAGCAAGCCGTCCGCGCCTCGCTTGACGTCCAGAAACGCCTTCGCGGCGTCCCATTTCTTCGCGCGGTTCTCGCGCAACTGCAAAATCGTATTCATTCGTTTCCTCCTCAATGTGAAATCAAAGAGAGCCGCTGATGAAGCGGCTCCGCAGGGTATCTCAGTTCGGTTGTTTGTACAAGCGGTGTTTCCTCCGTATCGGCTTTACTTGCCTGTTTTCGCTGCAGCTTATTCAAAAGCGAATTTGTGACCGCGCGGCGTGAGAAGCTGAACATCACATCGTCATGCGCCGCTTGCTTCTTTTCATCTGCCAGTACGCCATCCGAGAAGCCAAGCTCGATCGCTTTGTTCGCGTTCATCCACGT